GGAGGGGGAGCGTCGTGCTATCCTTAGAATCTTAAATATTCTTAAATATGATTTGAAAACACTACACGAAAGGATAGAATCCAATGTTGAGAACGACTAGAATCCTAATGGACCAAGCAGGAGAATGAACTGGTGGCGGAGGAGCAACAAGTATTATTACTTCACTTGGAGGTCAGAGCCAAGCTCCGGGTGCCTCGGGGAACGCAGGTTCTTCAGCGAATCCACCTCCCGTTTCATCCGCCGCAGGTACTAATCCTCCTCCTGCTTCCGAAGGGCTCTACCCTAACGATTGGCGAGTGGGCTTACCTAAAGAGTTACAGGAAGATGCCTCTATCAAGAAGTTCAATGATATTCCTTCCCTGGCCGGAGCTTACGTCAACCTCCAAAAATTAGTTGGTAAAGAAAAATTAACTGTGCCTGATAAACACGCATCTGAAGAAGACTGGAAAAACCTTTATCATAAATTAGGGGTTCCTCAGGATTTGAAAGACTATGCAATTAACGCCCCTGAGGGTGTGGCAATTGACCCTGAGTTTATCTCTAAATTCAAAGAGCAGTCTCACGCTTTTGGGGTACTTCCTCAGCAAGCCCAGAAAATGCTTAACTGGTTTGGCGAAGTGAATAAGACAGCCGAAGCTAGTGCTAAGGAAATGTTCAAAGCTAACCAAGACAAGGCTGTACAAGGTCTTCAGGCTGAATGGGGAGATGCTTTTCAGACCAAAATTTCTCGTGCCTACAAGGTTTCCGAGAAGTTTGGGGGCAAGGAATTCATCGACTTTATGGACAAGACAGGCCTAGGAAACGATACCCGAATGATTAAATTTCTAGCAGGTTTAGGCGAAGAAATGTCAAAAGAAGGTACAATTGTTGACGCTAAAACAGGCGTACACGCACCTTTAACTCCGGCTGATGCCAAGTCTGAGATCGACAAAATCATGGGGGATAAAAACCACCCGTACTTCGATAAGACACACCCAGGCAATAAAATGGCTATCGACGAAGTAAATCGCTTATTTCAGTTGATGACCACTAAAAAATAGTATTGACAATACCTACCAAGATATTAGCATAGGGATGAGGACAACTCATCCCTGAGCCCTTTCACGTTTACCAGGACAATGACTGGCATCGAGCCCTCTACCCGAGGACAACTCAAAAGAAGTAAGTTTTATTATTAACCTTTTGACAAGTCCTGGAGGACAAAATGTCAGCACAAATTACAGAAGCACACGTTCTGCAATTCTCTAACAACGTATACACTCTTTCTCAACAAAAGGGTTCTAAGTTAGAAAATGCAGTAAGAAAAGAAACAATCAACGGTAAGAAAAAATCATTCGAAAGAATCGGTGCCGTATCTGCACAGAAAAAACTTGGTCGTCATGCACCAACTCCTGCAATGGACACACCTCATTCTAGACGTTGGATCTCAATGGAAGATTACCAACACAATGATTTCGTAGATCAAACAGACCTTATCCGTATGTTGATCGACCCTTCTTCAGACTACGCAATGGCGGCAGTATGGGCAATGGGACGTACGAAGGATGACGTACTTATCGCAGCGGCATTTGACGATGCTGAATACGGTGAAGAAGGAAAAGCATTTATTGCGCATCCTAACTCTCAAAAGTACGCAGCTAATAACGGAGCAGCGTTCACAAACTTGAACGTAAAAACTCTTCGTGCACTTAAGCGTATGTTTTCTGCACAAGAAGTTGATGAATCAATCCCTAAATATCTTGCAGTATCTTCAGCTCAAATCGAAGCGATGTTAGGTCAAACAGAAGTAACTTCTTCTGACTACAACAGCGTAAAAGCTTTGGTTCAAGGTGATGTAAACACATTCATGGGTTTTAACTTCATTTCTATCGAGAGACTTTTGACAACTGCGGGACGTACTCTTACTGCATCTGCTACTACAGGTGTTGTTGGAGCTGGTGCTTCTATTGCTGGAGCTAACTTCAAATCTTGTATCGCTTGGGCGCAAGACGGTTTGATCTTGGGAACTGGTATGGAAGTAAAAGGAAGAATGGACGAACGTCCTGATCTTTCTTACGCTAAACAAATCTACACAGAGATGTCAATTGGGGCAACTCGTATGGATGAAGTTAAAGTTATCGAAGTTGTTTGTAAAGAAGACTAATCACTAGGGGCTTAAACGCCCCTTATTAAAGGAGCTAAAAATGGCTACAGTTTACGGAAAAAATAAGACCATTGTTAACTTGGCAGACGGGTCTAAAATCCCAGCTGGCGAAGTTGGCGGTGAAGTTAAAGTTGCTTACGACGAATACACTTTACTTGCTGAAATGGCATTGAACGATATTATTGATCTTGCTCTTAGCATCCCAGTTGGTGCGAGAATTGTTGACGCTGCTATCGTATCCCCTTCTATGGGTGCTACGGGCATCTTCCAACTTGGTACGGCAGCGGTTCCTGCGGCTCTAGTAGCAGCAGCGGATGCTGGTGGACAAGCGGTTGTTGCTTCAGGAGCGGGCGTAGATGTTGGTTTGAAACTAGCAGCTACAACTAACTACCAACTTAAATGTACCGAAGCTACAGCAGCAGGTTTAGGCCTAACTGTTAAAGCTTGGGTTGCATACGTGATGTTATAGTATGGCAGCAAGTGTAGTTTCTATTTGTAATAGCGCACTTATCAAAGTCGGGGCGGGTAGAATTATCAGCCTTGATGACGATAGTAAAGAAGCACGAGTGTGTGAGGAACAGTACGAGAAGGTGACTTCTGACCTACTACGTTCCCACCCATGGAACTTCGCTATCAAAAGGTCTACACTTGCGGCACTAGTGGATTCTCCTGCGTACGGATTTTCATACCAATTTACAGTACCAAGTGACTGTTTAAGAGTTTTGGAAGTAGGTACGAATGAGACCCCATGGGAAAAAGAAGGTTCTGCTATATTAACGGATTCTAGTACCTGTTCTATCAAGTACGTTGCTAGAGTAGATGAGTCTTTTTTTGATTCTAATTTTAATGAGGTATTAGCCTTAAAGCTGGCAGCGGATATTTGTTATTCGTTAGTTCAAAGCGTGCAACTCCGTGAACAACTTCGAGGAGAGTTTAAAGATAAGCTTAGAGAAGCTAGATCATACGACGCTCAAGAGGGCGGAGTACGACAAGCAATTGCTAACGATTTTATTTATCCGAGGTTTTAATGAAATTTTTCTCAGCGCAAAACAACTTCACATCTGGAGAGTGGTCTCCTAAGATGACTGCCCGTACGGATGTGGATCAATATAAAAATGCTTGCGAGAGATTATTCAATGCTAACGTACAAATCCAAGGGGGAGCATTTCGTCGTCCTGGAACAAAGTACATTAACGTGGGAATACATCAAACAAGTCTAAACGCATCTGCAAGTGTAAAGATTATTCCGTACAAAGTTTCCCATGGGTACTACGCTTTGGTTTGTTTGGAAGCTACTTTTACAGAGTGGTTTGTTATCAACATGACAACTCAAGCCACGTACGCCATATCTTTAGCCGAGGGTATGATGAATCCTGGGGACATTATGTACCCTTCGACAATTCAATATACCCAAATCGGGGACTACTTATTTATCGTGGGTAGCGGGCATTGGCCGATGGTATTCTTTAAAGAGTCTGGATCAGGTCCGGGCAAAATGTATTCATGGCTTTCACGTCGTCCAAACTTTGACGACATTGATGGAATGGATTTACATCTTGGATACCGTGGATGGGAGATGGTTCCGTACGGGTTATTTAACGATAATTCTACAGAGGGATCAATAGTTCTTTCTACGACAACTGCTACAGTTGGAACGGCTGTAACGGTTACATTTCCAAAAGATAAATTCTATAGCGGTACAAATACTTTTAGATTTCCAAAGTACGTAAGAGTTAATTCTGGAGGAAAGACTGCTATTATTTCCTTATTCCAATCTACGACGGAGAGAATTGCTAGCGGAGAGTACGTGTACAATCCAAACTCTTTGACGAATCCTAATACAACTGTAGGGGATGCTACGGGAGAAGCTTGGGAACTATCTGTTTGGGATGAACAGCTTGGGGGTTTTCCGTCGTGTGTTGGAGCCTTCGAACAGAGGTTGTACTTTAGCGGATGCTTCTCAGCACCTTTAACTTTGTGGGGGTCTCAATCTGGAAATCTATTTTACTTCATGCGAGTCCCGTATCTACATGCTTCTGATTTTACTACTTTTAGTTCTGATAATTCGAGAGCCTGGGAGGTAACAATTGCTTCTTCGGGATCGAGTGCTATTAAGAGTTTGAGTGCGGCTAAATCTTTGATTGCAAATATGTCCGAGGGTGAGGGAGTTCTCTACGCTGCAAGTGGTGGAGGTCTCGGACCTCTAAACGTGGGCATAGATATTTCCACATCGTTTGGATCTGCCGATGTACAGGCTTTACGGGTAAACAACTACCTAACTTTCGTTCAAAAAGACGGACGTAAGCTTCGTGATTTAGTTTTCTCGTACGAGCAAGAACAGTACAAATCTAATGATTTAACTTTCATCGCAGACCATTTAACTTTCTTCAACAACCACATAGATGAGATCGAAGAAATCTGTAAGGTAGAGGACCCAAGTTCTATTCTTTACTGCCGTACTTCATCTGGAAGAATACTTTGTTTAACACTGGATAGAGAGTACCAAGTAAATGCTTGGTCTGAAATGATGGTCTCAGGATCTCAGACAGAAGCCATAGTTAAGTACGGAAACCATGCCAAGGTTAAAGCCATAGGAGCTAACCGAAAAGTTGGAAGCTCTGGAAGCTTTATTCCTAGTTCGGACGTTTTAGTTTTAGCGGTAGCTAGAACTGTTGGCGGAGACGAAGTTACCTATATTGAATTTCTAGAAAACATTTACGAAGCTAGTAGTCTGAAGCCATGGGAAGACGGTTTATTCTGTCTTTATATGGACTCCTCGGCTTATGTTTTGGTTGATGGGGGTTTAGGAGGAACTTCGGCTACTGGCTTTGACCATCTTGAAGGGGAAACTCTTCAGGTGTTTGCAGACGGACTTTTTATTGGCGAGAAGACTGTAACGGGCGGAGCTATTGCGCTCGGTGGAACATACGTTAACGTATGGGCCGGTCTGAAGTACAATACCATTATTCGTCCGTTAGCTATCGAGACGGGAACTCAGCTTGGATCAAGCCTTGGAATTACCAAGCGTATTGATGAGGTTACAATTAAATTTTGGAATAGCTATGGGTGTAAGTACGGAGTACCGGGAAAACCGGCTATTGAAATTGACTTCCGTACCTCAGGAGCTATACCTAATGAAGCGGTAGATTTATACACGGGGGATAAGCGAGTTCAATTCGACGCTACTTACGAGAGGGCGTCAAAAGTAGAGATCACCCAAGATAAACCATTCCCTTGTAACGTGCTTGCGATTGTAAGCCGTGGCACTACTTACGACTAGGAGATTAAATGCCGATACCATCAGCAGCCTTAATGGGAGCAGGAACTTTTATGCAGATGTTGGGGAATTATTCTGCCAACATGGCTCAAGCGCAAGCTGAGAAAGAATCTGCATTATTTTTAGAGAAGCAAGCAAAAGTCGCTGAGCTAATGCAGACACGTAAACTTGAGCAAGTTAAACGTAAGTACGCTACGACGTACGGACAACAGGTTACATCGTTTGCTAAAGGAAATGTTGACGTTGGAAGTGGTTCTGCCTCAGACATTGCTACGACAACATTAGCCGATTCAGTTTTAGAATTACAAGCAGTCAAAGAAGACACGGACCTGCAAATAGAATTAGCAAGAGTTCGTGGAATCAGAGGACAGGAGAAAGCGAAAATGCTTGAGTCTCCAGGTTACAATTTACTTCAGGCTGGTAGCGTTGGTCTTAACGCTGCGGCAAAAGTTGTTTAGGAGTTTTTATGCCAGTTATTCCAGGTAGTCCATATCAACCAAATATAGATGTAGGTGCGCCCGTAGGTTACGGGGACGAAGAGTCAGCCGGTTTAATGGGCCGTGCTCTAGCAGGATTCGGTGGTGCTGTTGAGAAGTTAGGCGGAGCCCTAATGGAAGCCACGGACCGTAAAAATGCGGAGAGAGACACATACGAAGCAAAGATAGCTGCCGAAGAATTTTCTATCCTAATGGATGGAAAAATGCAGAAGCAACAGTTCTATGATCCAAAGACTGATTCGACTGGTGCAGATGCACGTCAAAAGTTTTTGACCGACGCAGAAGAAACAGCCGGAGAATTTAACGACAGATTATCCCCAAGGGCACAACAGATATTTAAGCTTGAAAGATTAAAGTATTCTGGTGGAGCTGTTAATAAACTTCAAGCAATGATTGCTAAAGATTCAGTAGCAAAGGCTGATGAATCTCGTGGGATATATGTAAACACTTTAGCCAAGAGAGCTATGGGGGACATAGGTTCTTTGCAGAAGTCACTTGACCAAGTAGAGGCTACGTTTGCTGGAGACAGTAGCATTGACCCTGGAAGTTTAGACGGTAAGGTACTGGACGCTAAGCGTACCATTGTGATGTCAGCTATTGACAGTATAAAAAATAGTGGTGGCGTAAACGGTATGAACCCGGACCGCTACCCTGAAGCCAAGAGAATACTTGATACCTACTCTGACATTATTGGAGTGGATAAAGCCAATGCTAAACATAAAGAACTTCTAAACGCAGCAAGCTTCCGTTTAACGATGGAAGGTAAAGAGAACGCTTTAGAAAAATCTGAGTTGGTTAAGCAAGAAAAGAAGATGAAGCTTAATGTTGTAGAGGGATTCTACAATGAAATGGACTATGCTGCTTCTTCAGGAAACAAAGAAATGGTAGCCCAGGTTAAGGGTAAGCTAGCTACGATGCTTGATAGAAAACTAATTAACTCTAAGCAGTACCAGAACATGCTTAAGTATAAACCAGGAAGTCAGGAAATGCGTGAAGGAAATGTTAAAGCTGACACGTACGCTATGATTATCGGTAACGAAGCTGTAATGGATAGAATCAAAGATACCTACAATATAGATTCAAATGACCCGATAGAAATAGCCAACGAGTATTTGCATCTTAAACGAGACATGGGAGAGATCGACCATAGTAACGTACGGGACCTAAAAAAAGACATGGAGCTAATGGGCAAGGTTGGGTCTGGATCTAGAGAAGCTCTAGATTCTATGGTTAACCAATACACTGTGGGTAAGAAACCAAACGAAGCGTCTAAGATAAAAGCAGAAATATATAAGGAAGGTTTAAATCTTCTACGTACCGATGGTACGGTTAATAAAGATAAGCTTAGAAGTAAATTAGGCTTAGCTGAACGTGTATACAGAATGGATGAGAGGTACTCTAAATTTACTGAGAGCGACTACATCGACGCTACTAAAAATTTTACAACCCAAATTAATTCTGCTAGAACAGCAGCGGAGAAACAAAAAGCCGAAATAGAACTACGCACCTTAAAAGATTCTTACAATGCGTACAGAACAGGGAAGGGTACAAATGGAACAAAATAATTTATCAAGAGGTCCTTCTTCAACACCTGAAGAATTTTACGATTACGAATTACCCTCTGCTCCCACTGAAAGTCCTGAGCAACAGAAAGACTCCTTTCTTGGCAACACTCTTCAAGTTTTAAAAGGTGCCATCAAGGGTCCTGCCCAGCTTGGGGCAAACATTGCTGACGTTGCCATGGATAAAAAGGAAGGGGACTTTACCAAGTTTTATTCTAACCCTTACGAGAAGATTGGTTCTGACATTGGGACAGCCGTGAGTGCTACGGCTATCGGAGCATCAGCCGGTGCTACGGCAGGTACTATGATCTTCCCCGGTATTGGAACAGCTATAGGAGCAGCCGTCGGAGGTATTGCCGGTGCAGCTGGATCTGGATTCGCATTACCAACAGACGAGCAGAATATTGCTGGAACTATTCAGGGATGGATTGGTAACGAGGGTAAAGTAGCCAGCACTGTCTGGTCTGCTCTTGATCGCTGGGCGCATAAACCGGGTGATACTGTAATGGATAAGCGTTACAAAAATCTATTCGCTGAGGGAGGCTTGGAGCTTGCTACAGGTATAGCCGCTAAGGGTATCTCTAAGGCAGCCGAGGGGGCTGTGGATTACTTTAAAGGTGTCCGAGCAAAGAAGGCCGCTGAGAAATTAGTTTCAAACATTGACAGTAAAATAACCGAGGCCGAGAAAGCTACTCCAGTGGGTGGGGCTGCCGACCAAGTACCACGTACTCGCCAAGAAGTTCTAAATGAGGAAATTCAAAAGGATACTTTGGAGCGAGCAAAAGCAATGGAGCCAGAGGTTCAAAAGACTGGCAGACAGGTTGATGAGAACGACGTTCTAAGTACGCACGAGATTGAGTACGAGCAACGTATGAAAGCTAAAGGTCCAATTGAAAAGCTTGAAGTGTACGACGATGAGAGTTTGATTCGTGCAAGTGACGAGCAAGTAAATGAGGCTGCTAGCAGACTGGATAAAGAATTTAA